ATGAGTTGGAGAAAATTTGGAAGTCTGAGCATTCTCTACAAGAACTTTTGAAAGGTTCTGAGTTCAAATCATATGATGCTCTGAAGCAACGCTTAGACAAAGTTCTCGGTCTCAATGGTGAAGCGCCACGCACAACCGTAGAACAAGCCAAAGCGAAACCTGCACCTAAGGCAGTAGCAGAAGATTCTCCATTTAAGGATGATTCCGAAGATGATGATATGGCATATTTCAGCAAGTTAGCTGAAGAAGATTAATTGATGAGTAGTTTGTGATTTTTTAACTTTGATTGAAAGGAAGTAAAATGAAGTATCTTACCGCACTCGTAGCTTCTATGTTCGCTGTTGCAGCATTTGCTCAGGCACCTGCTAAGAAAGAAGAACCAAAGAAAGAAGCACCTAAAGCAGAAGTTAAGAAAGACGAAAAGAAGAAGTAATTTTTTCTTTCTTAAAAGAAACCCACCTTTATGGTGGGTTTTTTATTACAGTTTTATTAAAGCTGGATGAATTTTTTGTGACATAACGATATGAGCGCTTAAATAATATTGGAGATATTTTTTTTCTTTAAAGGAGTTGTTCATGGGTAAGTTATTAGTCGCTTTATTAAGTTTTGTGGCAATTACAGCACACGCAACAGATATTACTGGAGCTGGTGCAACATTTCCATTTCCAATTTATGCCAAGTGGGCCGAAGGATATAAGAAAGTAAGTAATGTCAATTTGAATTATCAATCAATTGGTTCTTCTGGCGGTATAAAACAAATCAACGCCAAGACAGTTACATTTGGCGCTACTGATGCACCAGTTAAAGGTGAAGATTTAGATAAAAATAATCAAGTGCAATTTCCTGCCGTCCTTGGTGGCGTAGTTCCAGTTTTCAATATTGATGGTTTTAAACCAGGAGATTTAAGAATCAATGGTACAGTTCTTGCGGAAATTTTTATGGGTCGTATCACAAAATGGAATGATCCAAAAATTGTAGCACTTAATTCAGGCAGAACATTACCCAACCAATCAATCACAGTAGTTCATCGTGCTGATGGTTCTGGTACAACTTTTATTTTTACTGATTATCTTAACGAAGTTAGTCAAGATTGGCGTGCAACTGTAGGTAAAGGTGCAGCCGTTAAATGGCCAGCTGCATCAAGTGTTGGTGGTAAAGGTAACGAAGGCGTTGCTGCCAATGTTGAACGTGTGAAAGGTTCTATTGGTTATGTTGAATATGCTTATGCAAAGAAAAATAAAATTCCACATTTTAAAATGGAAAATCGTAATGGTCTATATGTAGATCCAGATGATTCTACATTTGCTGCTGCAGCTGCCAATGCTGATTGGTTCTCGGTATCAGGTATGGGTGTTAGTCTTGTAAATCAAAGAGGCACATCTGTTTGGCCAATTAGTGGTGCAAGTTTCATTGTCATGTATAAAGATCCTACTGACAAAAAAGCAAGTCAAGAAGTCTTAAAGTTTTTTGATTGGTCTTGGAAAAATGGTAAGAAAGATGCTTTAGATTTAGATTATGTTCCATTGCCAGATTCATTGACTAATCAGATTCGTCAAAAAGTTTGGACACAAATTAAACATTAAAAAATTAACCCCGCTTCGGCGGGGTTTTTTATTACACAACTCTGGTACTGTATAATATCATTCTTTGGAATGTTTCTTCCATATTCCTCACGGAAGGAATCTCGGTAACACTTTGTTCAGATGGCTGATTTTGTGTATTGATATTTGTTGTATTGATTGTTTCACCAGCTAAAGTTGAAGCCGTTGGCAAATTCATTTCTAAATTTTCATTAGTTGCTGGCATTACGGCTGCTGATGCAGGCGCCGAAGGCATTGGTGTGGCCGTGTCGGAAGATTCAGCTGAAGCCGTTGGTGTCGCTGTAGGTCCTGAATTGGATTCTGGTGTTGCTGTTGCTGGTACTGTAACAGGTTTGCCAAGTAACTTATCTCTTTCAATTTTATAATCTTGAACTGCCCGTGCAGCTTCTGGACCCCGCTCTGCATATCCTTTTAATTGTGCATCATTTAATTTTTCATTTTCATTATAGTTCTTTTCAAAATTAGCAATTTCAGCTTTTGTTTTTTCGTATTCTGGAAGTTTTCTAATACGGTCTTCCTCATCTTTGGCACCAGCAAGACCTCCAATATCTTGTGCTTGTTTTAAAGCTAAATTAAAAGGTGAATTTGGATCTTTATCATAACTAGATTCATCAGTCAAAACTTTATACATAAAATAAGCAATACCAGCTGCGGCCGCACCACCTAATAAAACTCCACCAGCACCAGTAACAGCGGCTGTTGCTAGACTGCCTAAACCTTTAATTGCTAATTTACCAAGGTCTTTCAAACCAAACATGGCCAATATATCATCAAGTATTGAACTACTTGGTTCTTCTTTCTTTGTTGCTGTTTCTTCTTTTGTTGCTTTATAACCTAAAGCATCCATTAATTCTTTATGGCGTTGTTTAGCTCTCAATTCTCTTTCGAATATTTCTTCTTCTGTTGGTGATAGATTTTCAAGTGAACGCCGAGAATCTTCTAACAAAAGATAAATCTCATTGAGCATCTCCAACATACCTTCTTCATTTTCACGAGTGGGTTTTATCTTTGATGCTGTATCCATTTTACCTTGTTTACCAGTAAAATATTTCATATTTTTTTCACTTCTACCGGTCAATCTACCAACAATAGCAGGAGCTAGATTTGAACCGCCAAACATAAACTTGGCAATGTTCATTGGATCAAACTTCTTCTTCAAGTTTGTCATTCTGGCTCGGCTGCCCTCTGAAACAGATTTAGAAATAGAACTACCAAAAGACTCTCCACCGACCATTTTCTCAGCGATTCTATCTGATAATGTTTTTTTTCTTATTCTATCGGCTTGTTCGTAGTCCATTTTTAACCTTTACTCTTTTCAAGAATTGCTGGTCTGTCATTTTCTTTTTGTTTCTTACTTGGTTGTTGTGTATTATTTGTTTGATTAACATTGGTGGTATTTACAATGTTTGCATTCTTATCAGATTCAGTCCGTTTTAAATCTTTATTTTCAGTAGAAGCTGCATTGATTTGATTGCCGGTGTTTAACTCATTTGCATAAACGGCCGCTAAAGCTTTTCTTTGTTCCCGTGATTGCATATCAGCGCCGCCGACTGTTTTATTTACGACATCTATATTTTCCAAATCTTCTGATTTGAGTTTTTGTTCCTTCATTTTTAATTGAAAGAAAGCAGGAACAATTTTTGCAGCTATTTCAGGTTTGTTTGCTGAATCTGGATTACCAACCAAATCTTCACCAATTAATTTACCAACACGATTATACATATCTTTACCTGTGATTTGTATAAATCCTCTGCCACGATATTTGTAACCATCACCTGGTGAAGTATTACCCATGCGACCATCATATACTTTATTGAAGTATGCTTCAGGACCTGCCGCTACAATAGCTTTTGCATCTTCCATAGTTGGAAATCTAATTACATTACCAGATTTGTTTAAAGGTCTTCCATCTTTGGTTTTTCCAACTTCTGGCCCACCAAACATTGAAAATATTTTTTCTGGTTTTGGTATTTCTTCATTTCTAGGATTAAAATTAGATTCTTTCTCAACATTGGCCATAATATTGGCTTGTGTTTTTGTTGAATAACCAGCAGCAACTAATGCACCTAAAACTAAACCTTTTGTACCGGACACAACCACGGGTGGAATCTTGGCTGCTGTTGGAGGTTTTACAGTAGGCGCTGGTTTTGCTGTAGGAGGTTTAACCTCTGGTTTAGGTGCAGGCGCTGCAGTTGGTGGTTTCACTTCTGGCTTCGGTGCAGGTGCAGCGGTGGGTTTTTCTACTGGTTTAGCAGGTGGCTTTGGTGCTTCTTTAGCAGGTGGTTTTGGTGCTTCTTTAGTAGGTGCTTTGCCTTTATCTGCAGGCGGCGTAGGTTTTGCTGGCGCAGCAGGTTTTTCTACATCTTCTTTCTTTTTTCTTTTCTTTTTATCTTCTTCTTCTTTTTTTCTTCTGACTGTTAAAGCTGCAACAATAGCTTTATTTCTTTCTATTTCTCTTTCTTCATTTGATTCATCTTCTTTTTTTCTGGCTTTGGCCAATGACTTTTGAGTTTCTTCAGCCATTTTTAATTCTTCATAAATCATTCCCAATACTTCAGTTGCTTCACCGCCTTCTTCTAATTCACCACCAGTTTCAAAATTAACTCCTCGTGCAGAAGGTCTCTTTCTTGGTTTGGCAAAATGTTCTATTGTGGATTGTTTACGACCCATTAAACGGCCGAGAAGTGCTGGTGCTAGATTGGAACCACCAGTTAAGGTTTTGGCGATATTGAGTGGATCAAACTTTTCTTGAATGCCTGTGAATGTGGCTTTGGTTCTATCGGAGATGGCGGAACCAAAAGACGAACCGATGCCTTGACCTTCTACCAAATTATCGGTAATGAGGCCAGCAAGTCCTTTTTTTCGTATGCGTTCAGCTTTGCCGTATTCCATTTACTTTTTTCTTTGTCTTTCCCGTATCTTTTGGTTTTCTTCTTCAATATACGCAATCAACATAGAAACGTAAATGTCCCGTTCCCAAGGCATCATATTTTCAAGCTCTGACAAACTATACTTATGGTGATGTATCAATGCAAAGTTTGTCTTATAGTAATTCTTTAAATTGTCATGACGAAATGTTAAACGAAAAAACTTTCAAGTCCTTCTACTTCAATTTTATGTTCGAAACCACATTTACTACATTTAATATCCAATGTTTCTTTTAATTTTGGTAGATTATTAAAGAAGTTTTCAATCTTACCAAATTGTTCTTGGTTTAAACCTTCAACAAATTCCATTAATTCTTCTGTTGTTGATTCGGTTGCGTAGTAAAATTGTTCACCATCATAAATGTATTCAATACTCCGTGCAATCATATGAAAGGTGACATCATTAATATTTTCATATTGCAAAGAATCTTTTACAATACCAAACTCTGGATACTTTAACTTAATTGAAATGTTTGATGTAAGTTTAATCTCAGCCGAAATATCCTCATTCATTTGTACCTGAATTTGAGTTAAATCAACTTCTTTCTCCATAATATTACCACATTCAACACCTTCAACCACATTATTACAACGATACCGTGATTCAACTACCTCACCAACTGATTTGGCACGAAGATTGACGAAGTAATATTCAACATCAATGATAGGCAACTTCTCTATATTCACACCTTCAGTGAGTGTGCAGTTATACAGAATGTCTTTAATGTTCTGTTGAATAGTAGACGATTCGGATGATTCAATCGCCATTAATAGATTACGTTGTTCTTTAACAAGAAACGGTCTATATTTAATTTTAGTTTTTGAAACCGGCAACTCAATTTCATATGTCGGCACATCAAGTTTTGGTAAAGCCATAATTAACTCCTATAATAAATTAATTTACAAATCTTTCTCCTGGAGCCAAACCGGCTTCAGTTGCTGAAATATCTGGTGGTAAAGGTTGGTCTGGATCTCGTGCTATATTTCCACCGGCTAAAGCATTTGGTAAAGAATTACCTGCTTGACCTAAAGCACCAATCGCATTACCACCTAAACCACCAATCGCATCAGAAACAAATGCAAGACCAGCATCAACCAGTTGCATACCATAAGCCTGCAACGAATTGTTTTGCCAGTAGGTGTATGCAAATGTAACTCTTAGTTTGTGATACCCATCGGTTGCCCAATCCAAATCTAAAGCTTCAATAGAAATAGGATAAGCATCATATAAATTACAAGAATATGATATTTGGTTGGTCACATCATATTGATTTACAGTAATGACTGTTGCATAATCACCTTTGTATCTAAAATTGTAATTGTATTGTGGGTTAATAAAGTTTAACCAAGCGTCAAAAAATACCTTTTGGCTCATGTCATCATCAACCATAAATGTTAACTGCATATCATTAAATGTTGTAAGATAAGGATATTTCTCAACAGGATTTGAACCAATCTTTTGTTCTGTTGTTGCCAAAGACCTGCCAGGTAAACTAGCACTTTCACACCGATAGTTTAAACTCTTTGCATTGTTGACATAAGGTATCAAAGTTAATGGAACAGGAATGCTGACATCAAACTTATTTGG